ACATCCAAGACTTGGCGGTGGTATTAAGACCCGAGGATGCAGCAGAAGTAGCTGCCGCCTCCGGGCGTACCCCGGTCGAGGCCCTTATGGATGGCCTGTTGAATTCACAAGAGTGTTGGACCGCAAGGAACAACCAACATGACATTCTCGCAATTGGCGGAGTAGTGTGGAACAGCGAAAACTCAGTAGGTATCCCATGGATGCTCTGCTCGGTTACCGCTGAGAAGCACAAGCTCTCACTCGTCAAGCTCATGCGCCACCTGAACGCTCGGTGGGTCAAACATTATGAGCGTCTGTTCAACACCGCATGGGTACACAATCCGATGCACGTTGCGATTATCAAAGCACTTGGTTACCATACCGAACAGGAAGGTGACTGGGTAAAGTTTTATATGGAGGCACCATGTGTGACCCAGCAACAGCGGCCCTTGCCCTGAGTATTGGCTCGACAGTCTCTGGCTTACAAGTACAGCGGCAGCAGGCCAAAGCACAGACAGAGTTTAACAACAAGCAGTATGCGGCTGCTGTCCAGAACCGGAATGAGAACCTTGCATTCAGCAACGCCGAGGCGGAGCAGGAACGACAGGGTGCAGCAGACCGACTGGACGCAATCGAACAAGAACGTCAATCCCGTATGGCAACAGCAAGGGTATCTGCTGGTGAAGCCGGGGTGAGTGGTTTGTCAGTCAACGCCTTGTTGTCTGAATTGAGTGGTGATGCAGGTGATGCAGCCACCGCCACAATCACGAACTACCTACGGGGCCAGCAGGGTATCGCCTTGCAGCAACGTAATATCAACAACCAAGCCGAGAGTACAATCAACAGCTTGAAGTCCGTAGCAAAACCTGACCTATTTGGTGCCGCACTCAAGATTGGTGGGGCCGGGTTGGACTACTACAACGCGAAGAATCCTAAGGAGTAATTCAAATGGCACGTGTACAAGTTGGGGGCGTGAGCGCACCCGAAGCACTACGCACCACATTGGGTCCCAGTTTGCAGATGGTTCAGCAACGGCAGGACACCACAGCAGGAACCCAAGCGGCCCAACTTGCCGAGGCCCTTGGTGTTGGGTCTAAGATTGCTTCAAGTTTACAGAAGCAGTACGATGACAAAGAGAAGGTTGAGGCCCAGAAGGTTCTCAATTCGATGACCATTGATGAGTTGGGTAAGAAGCTCAAGTCAGGTGAACTGGCACCAAACCAGTCACCACTCTTCATGGCAACCCTGAACGGATTGTACGGTGAGAACCTACGGGCCAAGCTGGAACGTGACACCGTTGAGAAGATGGAAACCGGGGAGCTACAGTTCAACACCCCAGAAGAACTCGACAAGTACATCACGGATGCCCGTGGCTCGTACCTGACTGAGACCGACAAGAACGCAGTAAAAGGGTTTGACACCAAGTTCAACCAGATGCGTCAAAGCCTGTTGGACGTTCAGGGCAAGCTGACTGCCAGCGCCACGGTTGAACGCATGGCTGGTGAAGCCACACAGTTCATGCTGGGTGAGGTAGAGAGTTTCCGAAAGGAGAACCCAAACGCTTCTGATGCAGAGGTGGCCGCACAGTTGATGCGCTTGGACAGCAATGTACGTGAACTGGCACCCATGCCACCCAAGGTACAGAAGCAGGTCCTGAAGAACACAATGAACGAACTGGCCGCACGTGGTGAGTTCAGCCTGTTGAGCGAAGCCTTGAAGGTGAAGCAGCCCAGTGGTCAAACTGGTGCCACCCTGATTGGTGCTGACACAGCCCGAAGCCTACTGTCCATCGCTGAGAACAACTTCGACAAGAAGGAACGCCAGCGTGTTGATGGTGACATGACAACCGTGTTCGACCAGATTCGTGCAGGTGAGTTCAGCGAGAAAGCCTTCAAGGAATACTACAAGGACCCGAAGAACTCCAAGTACGTTTCTGCCGGGGCAATCAACTCCGTGTTCGGCATGGTGGATGCACAGCGCAGACAGAGTGCGGCTCAGAACGAGAAGCTGCTGGAAGAGATTGAACTCAACCGGGGCCTCGCAGGTATCAACATGGGAATCAACGTGGCAATGCAATCAGCATCCATGGGCGTGCCCCCTGAAGATTTACCTGAGTCCGTCACCATTGGTAAGCAAACTGTGTACCCACGCAAGATGCTTGAGGAACGTGTCAACCAGACAATGAGTTCCCGTATTGCCAGCAACCAGATTACACCCGGACAGGCGACTGCTGAGTTGACCACACTGGGTGTTGAGTACGCTCCATGGAAACAGTTGTTCAACCGTGGTGCCTCACTGATTGACTCTGGGAACTTCCAGATGAACGGCAAGCCAACGGAGTTCAACCCCAAGCTGGCCGAGGCAATCGACACTTACCGACAAGTCTATGCGACATCCCCAAGCTATGCCAAGAAGTTGGCTGGTGGGAACTCAGAACTGTTCGAGACAATGGCATTCGCAACTTCAGCAGGTATCCCGCCTGAAGAGGCTGTGCTGGGTTTCCAGAACATGAAGAAGTTCGAGGGCATGGACCCAACAAGCCGCAAGAGTGTTGAGAAGATTGCAGGTGCCGTGACTGACGAACTTCTGAAGCCGAACTGGTTGATGGACTTCATCCCCGGTGTGAACCAACCCTCCTTCACCACTTCGTACACCAACCGTGTCCGGGGTCTCGTTGACTTTTACTCAAAGGGCTATCAAGGCACCGCTGAAGAAGTCAAGGAGTTGGTAAAGCAAAGCCTGTCCGCCAACTCAGTTGTTATGGGTGGTAAAGCGTACATGGCCTCTGACCTGCCTGACTTCGCCAATTCTGAAGCCACATACCGCCCTGCATTGCGGGAACGGATGCTTGGGCTTCTGGCTGCTCAGGTTAAACAGGAACGTGCCATGGAGGATTCTCCCGACTTGGACCTGCTGGAAGTTCGCCCACAAGGGGACAGCTTGGCAGTGTTCTATCAGGGCTACCCTGTGTCATGGAGAACCCAAGGAAGTACCAAGACTGGCCCCATCAAGTTTACCAAACAGGAACTTGAGAAGCTGGTACTGGAAAGGGAATCTGACGATGCTGCTGCTATGGCCGCTGCAAAGAACAGTCCCGGTAACAAACTGCGCGAACGTGCCACACAGCAATTCGTGAATAGACTAAACTAAGGTACGCACCCTGAGGGGTGTGTGCCCCTCAAAGGTGAACTATGAAATACTCAAAGCAAGAAATCCGTGACATCATCACCGCTGCGGCGACTGAACACAATGTCAACCCTGAAGTCCTCTACAAGATGGCCTCAGTGGAATCGAACTTCAAGGCCGATGCAGTATCCCCCAAGGGTGCCCAAGGTTGGTTCCAGTTCATGCCAGCCACCGCCAAGACTTATGGCGTTCAGGACCCTACTGACTTGTCTCAAGCTGCCCAAGGCGCTGCCAAGTACATGGCTGACAACCTGAAGAAGTACAACGGTGACTACGAGTTGTCCCTTGTGGATTACAACGGTGGCCCACGTGCTGTCAAGAACTACGTTGCGGGTAAACCCTTTGCTGAATCAGCAGGGTACACCCAAAAGATTCTCGGTGATGGCACCGTTAGGGGGTCCCTTTCTGGGCAACCAATGCCTCAACAACCCCAAGGTTCAGTGTTCGGCACAAACAGTGTCCCTACAGGAATCGACAACAACACCCTTGCACGCCAACAAAATCTGGCCGACCAGCGAAACACTCTGGGTACTCTTCCCGGTCGTCTTGCTGATGCTGCTGGCTTGGCTTTTGAAACGGAGAACTCAGCTTATGCCTTCTTTACCCGCTCCCCTGAAGAGAGTCAAACAGACCCTGACTTCGTTCTTACTGAAGACATTGCTCGTCAGTACGCTGGTGATGTCCCAGAAGATTACCGCGACTTCATCTTGTCCGGCCAATCCGTATCGGCAATCAAAGCACGCCGTGAACGCTACCTGAGCAATCAGGAGAAGCGTGAGCAGTTGTACGCACAAGGTGCAGGCCCCGCTGTTGCTGCTACAATTCTGGCTGCTGGCTTGGATGTGCCGACACTGGCAGGCTTCATCCCATTCGTGGGTACTGGTGCGACATTCGCCCGGTTGGGCCGTGTTGGTAACATCGCTGCGAACGCTGCCATTGGCGCTGTAGCTGGTGCTGGTGTAGAAGCGGCTGCTGGTCAGTTCCGCCCACTGGCTGAGACTTCTGACGTGGTTATCGCTGGCCTTGCTGGTGGTGCCGTGGGTTCATGGATTGGTGCCACAGCGAAGATTGCCCCCAACATGGGTCCAGAACTGGATGCCATTCAAGAGGCAGCACGCCGTGAGTTGATTGCCATTGGTGCCCCAACACCTCCCATGCTCCCGGCTATCTCAGAGCGTATCAAGCCAAAGCCACGTGACCTTGCAGTGCGTGGTGTGGATGACGTTGATATGGAAATCTTGGACCCAGTAGCCAAGGCAACAGGCCCCCGCTTGGGTGGCCCCGGCATGGACATCGAAGGTGAGGCCCGGTTCATTGATGGTGAGCCTCTGGGTCTACCCGGCCCACGTGCCGAACCCGGTGCGCCTATCCAGCCAGAATCCCCTCTGGGTATCGGCATGAACAAGCCGCCGTTGCTTGGTGTGGACAAGCCAGTAATCCCTACAGGGAAACCTGACGATGTTCCAGTGGATGTGCCTACGGCCCCAATCCCAACCCCACCGCCAAAGCCAAAGCGTGCACGCCGCACGGCTCCTTGGAAGAAGGACTGGGATACACCCCGGTTCCTGAAGCCATTCCAGTCTGACCTTGCTAAAGACCCCTCAGGTAATGACATGCTGGGTATCGGCAAGGGTGAGCCTGTTCTAATCCTTCCTGAGATTGATGACCTGAAAGGGCTTGGGGATTACATCGAGAAGTATTCCAAGAACGATGCCTACAAGGAACTCTTGAAGAGAATCACAAAGGACCTGAACCTTAGCGACATCAAGCTGAACATCGAAGAGAAGATGGGCAGGGTTGCTGGTGAAGTGGGACGTTTCCGTTTGAAGCATGGGTCAAGCCCGACAAACTTCTTCAAGCAAATCTCGCTGACACGTGGTTCTGGATTCAACGAGCGTACCATGCTGCACGAGTTGGTGCACTACATCACAGGTTGGCACTTGGACCAAGCCCAGTTCAACTTGCTCAAGAAGGGTCGCCCAGTGTTCGACACTAACCCGGATGCGGCAAGTGACTCTGCTGGGTTCATCAAGGCGATGCAGTCTAATGCAGAGTTGATGGCAGCTATGGACCCCAAGAAGGTTGCTGCTGCTGAGGAAATGGTAAAGCTGTTTGACTTTGTACGGGCCAACGTGTCCGGTAAGGCACGCACTCACTACGAGAACTACGGACTGAAGAACGTCCACGAGTTCACCACCATGGTACTCACAAGCAAGTCCTTCCAAGACATGCTGCGTGGTCTCAAGCTGCCCGGTGCCAAGGACAATATGTTCAAGGCGTTTGCCAAGAAGTTTGCAACCATGATTGGTTTGGGAACCGATGACTCAGCCCTGAAGAAAGCCTTCCAGTTGTTCGATGAAATGGCTGGTGAGACTGACCTGATGAAGAAGGGTGATGAGCTACGCGACAAGTCAGTTCGTGCAGGTAACGACTGGGCCAGCAAGAAAGCTGCTGCGACCAAGGCGGCAAAGACACCTGAGGAACTTGATGCTTCCCTGAAGTCAATCAATGCGGAGCAATTCGTTGCGAACAACCCTGAAGCTAAGGACTCCGTGTTTGGTTTCGGTATGGGCCTTGAGGACCGCCTGATGAATGCCAACATTCCAGTACAGGTACGAGAACTTGCAGGTAAGTTGTTCGGCACCACCAAGGGCTACAAAGGTCGTGGTGTTGTGAAGGAGTCTGTGTGGGATGAGAAGCTGAAGTTGCAGAACGGTTGGAAGACTGGGCTGAACAAGGCTGGCTACGCAGGTTTCGATAAGTTCTATAAGGACAAAGGCTACAAGTTCTACCAGACAACAACAGCCAAGTCTGAATTCCAAAAGGATATGTATCGCCTGATTCACGGTAAGGTAACCCCTGAGGAAGTACACCCCGGTGTGGTTGAGGCGGTGGCCGCATGGCGCAAGACAATGCGTGATGTGGTTGACAATATCAACAACCCTGCAAAAGGCACTGGTGGTCAGAAGCGTGGCTTGACCCAGAAGGTTGAGACCGATGCGGATGGTAACGAGGTGCTGACAGCGCCACTGGACTACAACGACAACTACGTGCCCCGTTCGGCTGACACCCAAAAGTGGCACCAGATGACAAACGAGTTCGGTAAAGAGTTCATGAACGACTTCTTCGCTCAGGCTTTCAAGCGTGCAACACCCGACATGGATGATGCAAAAGCTGCGAAGCTGGGTGAGTGGTATGTGAAGGCGGTGGAGGATGCCAAACTGAACCGTGAAGAGTCCCTACTGGATGCAGCACTGTCCGGTCAGGACAAGGACTGGTTGGCTGGTAGCCTACGTAAGTTCGGTGTAGATGATTCAGTCATTGACGATATCATGTCAGCGTTCAACCCCAAGTCAAAGCAGGGTTCTCCAACAACCAGCAACCTGAAGTTCCGGGCACTGTTGGATGAGAACACTGAGGTGACTCTGGAAAATGGACGTGTGGTTTCCTTTGAGGACTTCTTCAACACTGACGTACTGGCATTGGGTTCACGCTACCTTGACCGGATGGCTGGTTCAATCTCAATGGCAAACAAGTTGGACGTGTACAGCACTGCTGACGAGACAAAGTTGATTTCCGGTGTACTTAACCGGGAGTTCGGCTCAAGCGTTACTGATGGTTTGACACGCCGCATGAAGGAAGACCTTGACTTTGCCATGGCTCAAATCATGGGGAGACCCTTGGAGGACATGACGAAGTTTACAAAGTCAGCCGAAATGTTCCGTAACTACAACGTGGCCTCGAAGATGACCATGGCTGTGCTGAACCAGATTCAGGAAATGGCCCAGATTATCGGGACCATGGGACTGAAGGCGGTGCTTCAGGCTGTGCCAGAACTGAAAGGGTTCATGCGGGATGCCCGTACAGGCAAACTGAAGAGTGAGTTCTTGGATGAGTTCGAGTCCTTGATTGATGGTGCAGGCAATGACTTGCTGAACCGGATTGATTGGTCAGCCAACGATGACTGGGTACGTACCTTCGGGGATAGCTCAGTGAACCAGTGGTTGGACAAGGCCGACAATGTATCCCGGAAGATGGCCGATGGCGTACTGAAGGGTACCGGGATGACTGGTATGATGTCCCAGCAAAAGCGTATCCACGCAATCGCTCTTATCAACCACTTCCACGCTGCTGCGCTGGGCAAGAAGAAGCTGGCATTCAGTGCGGACCGATTGAAGTGGATGGGTCTTGAGGTGGAAGATACAGGTAAGATACTAGGTAGTCTGAAGCAGTACACCAAGCAGAAATCCAACGGTCGTGTAGATACAGTTGACTTTGCGAAGTGGCACACTGAGGACCCTGACTCGTACCACAAGTTCATGACTGCATTCCAACGGGAATCCCGTAGGGTTGTGCAGGAGAATGACTTGGCTTCAACCGTCCCATTCATGGGTAAGACACTGGGCAAGACATTCTTCCAGTTCATGAACTTCACGATTCAGGCATGGAACAAGCAGATGATGTTCGCGGCTAACTACCGAGACATTGAGACTGTGCAAACAATGCTGTGGGGTATCATGATGTCCTCAATCGTTTACACCGGAAGAACCTACATGGACTCTCTGGGACGAAGCGATGAGGAACGCCAGAAGTTTCTCGATGAGAGGCTGAACCTTGGGCAAGTAGTTAGGAGTTCTGTTGGGCGTATCCCTCAGGCTTCATTGCTTCCAAGCATGATTGACTCGCTTTCACCTGTGCCACTGTTCAGTGGTATGCGGACGACAACCGAGAAGACAGACTTGCTGGCAAACCCAACGACTGACCTTATCTCAACCTTGATGGCAACCGTCAAGAGAGCAGGTAAGCAGGCAATTGGTGAAGAGGATATGACTGAGGGTGACTATCGCGCTGCCCTCAAGATGCTCCCATTGAGCAACGGTGCTGGTATCTCCCAAATTCTGAATGCTATTGCGGCAGACTTGGGGGACGATGACCTGAGCAACTTAGAGTAATCAACTGGGGCACCTTCGGGTGTCCCTATTTTTTGGAGAACAAGATGGCTTTTAGCTTTCAAACATACATTGGTTCAGCAGGCCGGGTGGACTTCCAGTTCGACTTCCCGTACCTTGATGAGGACCATGTGGTGGTGACAGTGGGCGGACTCGCGGCGCAATTCGCCTTCCTGAATCCGTCAACTGTACGACTGGCAACGCCGCCTGCTGATGGTGCTATGGTTCTAATCCGCCGTAGAACACCAATCGACCAAGCGCCTGTGGATTACAATGATGGTTCCGTGCTGGCCGAGAAGGATTTGGACCGGGCTGTACTGTACAACCTGTACGTGGTGCAGGAATTGCGGGACGAACTGGACGCTGACGTGGTTTTGGGCGAGGGCGATGGGGAACTACTGAACAATGCAGCGTTCAACTACGACATTGCACTGTCAGTACCCTACGCACCGGACAACGATGAGGTACTCATGAACATCGTGATGGCAACCAACGTGCGCCTTGCTCAGAACGCAGGCGGGTCTACAGCATACGTGCGTATTCCACCCTTTGGTAGCAACGCAGTGTTCAGCTTACAAAGAAACGGTGTTCAGGTGGGTACCTTGACGTACCTTGCTGGCTCAAGTGTTGGTGTATTCAGTGTGCCCACCCCTGTGGTGTTCGCTGTAGGTGACCGTCTGGACATCGTATCCCCAGCCCTTGTGCCTCTGAACTTCAAAGGCATGGGTGTGGTACTTCGCACTCGCAGAATCTCGGTGGTGTAATATGAGTTTCGTCTATGTCGAGGGATTCGATTCCCTGCAACAGGCAATTGATGTGCAGAACGATGGGTGGCGGTCCTCAGCAAGCAACGGTTTGATGCCTAGCTCAATCTTTGGTTTCACCACTGGTCGTCTGAATGCACGGTCTTTTGGGTGTAACGGTACCACTTCCAACGCAGGGTTGGGCCGTCCGCTTCCCCCAAGTATCGGAAGAAGTCTTCACAAAGGATGGGCTTACAGGACAATCCGCCCAAACACAACTGAAGAACAGGTGTTCAACCTGTCAGCCCTGTTGGTTACAGCAGCTAATAACTTTCAGAAGCCTGTGTTTGTTTGGACCTTCATGGCTGGTAAACGGTTGTTTGCCCTCACAGTCAATGAGAACACAAACATCACGAACCCCACATCAACTTCTGTGAGTCAAAGCACGCTTTACTTCCCGGCTCCCGACTGGTTCAACTTCCGGGAGTGGAACTTCTTCGAGTTGATTATCAGCAACAACGGTACTGAAGCGTACTGCTATGTTAATGGGGAACCTGTAGCTCAGTTCCTGAACATGCAGATTGTCTATCCCGCTGGTGGTTTCACACAGTTCTTCTTCAACGACTTCCCTACACGTGTTCAGTGGGATTTCCCTGTGGACTTGAGTTCGGTGGCAGGCACCGCTCAGGACATTAACGCCGCAGATAATCGTTACTTTGTTGATGACATCTTCATCCGACAGGCAACCGGGGTGGTACCAATGGGCGACTTCAGGATGAACGATGGGATTGCTGTAACGGACTTTTCTGTGGAGTTCACACCCACGGTAGGTTCAACCACAAACTTTGAGAACCTTGATGACCCAATCCCTGATGGTGATGTGTCAATAGTATCTGCAAACACAGCCCCACGTACTGACCTATACAGCCACAACGCTGTGACCAGTGCTTCGGTTCTCCCGCAGACACTTGTGTTGAAGACACGTGTTCAGGCAAAGAACGGGGTAGCCGCTCCTGTGAACTTGACCTCGTTGATTTCTGACGGGTTAATCTCAAGGGAGGGTGCCCAGTACAATTTAACAACAACCTACACCAACAGTTCTTCAATCTTCCTGACCTCCGCTACAAACGCAGCGTGGACAAAGAGTTCGATTGAAGCATCGCTGATTGGTTTCCAAAACAAGGTGGTATAATGAGCATTGTTTTTATTGACGGGTTCAGCACTTACGGAACCCAGTCTGGTTTAGAAAAGGCGGGGTGGACGTTCGGAGGTGTGGATGTCAACCCAGCCATTACCAATGGTAGATTCTCTGGTACACGGGCCTTGCGCCTTAGCGGTTTCACGGATTCAGTCCGTAGGCCGCTTGGTCGTGGTGCGGTGACAGAGTATTGCGTTGGTTTTGCCTTCCGGGTACTCTCAACTGACGTTAATGGTTTCCCCGTGATTGCCTTCAACGGTCTTGTCACAACGGCTTACCAGTTGACAATCACCGGGGCCGGGTTCCTGCGAGTCCGAACACGGAGTGGTGCAACACTTGCTGATGGTTTGCTTAACGTGGGCATCCCAAACCAATGGAATTACATTGAGTTTCGCGTATTCGATGGGACAAGTTTCCAAGTATTCGTGAATGGTGTACTGGATGTGTCCGGTTCACTACCTTCCATTTCAGACATCTACTCAATTACCTTGGGTGATGATGCTGACACAGCGGTAGAGCCACGCACACCAGACAACGAGTACACTGATATGTACTTCAAGGTTGCTGGCGGCACATACAACTCTGACACACTCCCGCTGGGTGACTGCCGGGTGGTTACAAAGCTCCCTGAAGCTGACGTTACTGCCCAGTTTGTCCCATCGACAGGCACAACCAACTTCTCAAACGTAGATGATGTTCCTGATGATGGCGATACCACGTTTGTGTCGGCTGCAAACACCGGGACATTCGATGCGTACCGTTCAACAACCCCCTTACCTTTCAATCCTCAGAAGGTTCACGCTGTGGCGGTGGCTACTGTAGCACGCAAAACAGATGCTGGACTTAGAAAGCTAGGTATCCGGGTCCAATCGGCTGGCGGTACGGTAGTTGAGTACCCCGGCTTCTCTCTTGGTGTTTCCTATCAGCGGTACCAAGAGGTTATCGAGAAGGACCCTGACGGAAACGTAGACTGGACCAAGGCAAAAGTGGATTCACTGGTCTTCGGTCCTAAATTGGAGGTGTAAATGAGTAACCCAATCGTTACACAACAAACTGTGACCATTGGGTTTACTGTGGACCCAGCAATCGTGAACGCACAAGTTACCCACATGGGCATACAAGTGCTACTCTCGGTTGCTGCTGGTTTGGACAACATCGTTCGTTCAACCCAAACAGTGTACGAGGTGCTGGTCTCAGCATCCCCCGCCAAGGCCCCTTCAGTAAACCTGATTCAACACGGCTGGAATCCAGACTTGGACATTCCTCCCGAACTAACCACGGACTTACAACCATGACACAGCACGAAGACGTTACAGACAAGCGGGTAACCCTGCTGGAATTCCGTATGGAACTCCAAGAGAAGGCGACTTCGGAACTAGCCACCACTGTTTCGGCAGTGGACAAAGCATTGGGCAACGTAGTACAGCAACTTTCTCAAATCAAATGGATTGCCATTGGCGGTATCGCCGCGCTATTCACAGCAGGTTCCCCATGGGCAACTAAAATCATTGGACTTATTCTATGAGCAGAGCATCCGAAAAGGTCCTCAACGACCTTCACACTAAACTTGCAGAGGTTCTGAAGGACGCCCTTCAGGACAAGAACGACCCTGAGACTGGCGAGAAGCTGCCACCCAACGCAGCAATCCTCAACGTGGCCCGACAGTTCCTCAAGGACAACAAGATTGAAGCAGGCTTGGTCAACACCGACAGTGCCATTGGTTCACTGGCTGACCTTCCTGTATTCGATGACGATGAGAACGTAGTGCCCTTCAGGGCTTCCAAGTAACACGGTAAGGGGTGAGTATCCCCTTGCCCCTACCGATTGAACCAAGAGGCTCCCATGACCCCACAGCAACAAGAATACGCACGGATGTTGAAAGACTTCCGGGTGTTCATCTTCTTGGTATGGCGCAGTTTGAATCTGCCCAAACCTACCCGAATGCAAAACGACATCGCAATGTACCTTCAGCATGGCCCCAAGCGGTCAATCATTGAGGCGTTCCGTGGTGTTGGTAAATCATGGCTCACAGCGGCCTTCGTTGTGTGGCTGTTGCTTCGCAATCCCCAGTTGAAGATTATGGTAGTGTCGGCCTCCAAGGACCGCTCAGATGCCTTCTCGACCTTTGTGAAGCGTATCATTAACGAGTTACCTATCTGCGAACACTTGCGGACCAAAGCTGGTCAGCGTGATTCAATGATTAGCTTTGATGTTGGTCCAGCCACCCCTGACCAATCCCCCTCGGTTAAGTCCGTGGGTATCACCGGGCAGCTTACTGGTTCCCGTGCAGACATCATCATTGCGGATGACGTGGAAGTTCTGAACAACTCAGCAACCCAAGCCATGCGTGACAAGCTCAGTGAACTGGTAAAGGAATTCGATGCGATTCTGAAACCACTGGAAACCTCAAGGATTATCTACTTGGGTACACCCCAGTGTGAAATGTCCCTGTACAACGCATTGCCTGAGCGTGGCTACGAAGTTCGTATCTGGCCTGCTCAATACCCTGCCGCTACCAAGCTGGCAAACTACAAGCAACGCCTTGCTCCCATCATCTACAAGGATATGGAAGATGGCAAACTACCGGGTGACCCAACGGACCCTGTACGATTCACCCACGAGGACTTGATGGAACGCCGGGTCTCCTATGGAGCCGCAGGCTTTGCCATGCAGTTCATGTTGGATACAACCCTCAGCGATACCGAGAAGTACCCACTGAAGCTCAAGGACCTGATTGTGCAGACACTGGCACTCGACAGGGGACCCCTGAAGTTGTCTTGGGGTGCTGACCGTGACTTGGCCCACACTGACCTTGAAGCCATGGGCTTGACAGGTGACCGCTTCTACTCACCCTTCTGGGTTGACCGGGAGAACATGAAGGAGTGGGAAGGTACCGTATTAGCCATTGACCCGAGCGGTAGAGGCTCCGATGAGTCAGGGTACGCCGTAGTATCACAACTCGGTGGGCAACTCTTCCTGAGGGCTTCTGGTGGCTTGCGTGGTGGTTACAGCATCCT